TTCTCCCCGTCGATGGTGTACGGGGTGTCGCCCACCTCGCAGAGAATCAAGTCGGTATTGATGATCGCGATGCTAGTGTCGACGGTCGTCTCTAGCTTGATCCCGACCTGGGCTTTCTTGGTGTACAGTTGGGTCTGCGCCACGGCTTACTCCTTTCCTGCCGTTGTCGCAGGCTTCGATTGTTTCTTCGGCTTGGGTGCGGTGTCGGGGAACTCGGGAACGTACTCAACGATCTTCCCGGTATCGTCCAGGCGGGCAACACCAGGCACCTTTTCGCCATTAACGTGGATCCAGCACTTATGCCTGGGGTTCATGCCTGCGTCTCCTCGCACCGTATCTCTGCGGTGAGCGTTATCTGGCCCTTGAGTCTGTCGGTCCCGTCAGGGGCGATCCCCTGCCACGCCGGGGTCACACTGGTTATCTTTCCGATCTTGGTCGCATCGTCAGAGTCGCCCACCGTGTTGTCCTTGATGAGCACGTTGTAGATCCCAGCCGAGTAGCGTTGGCCGCGCAGCACCATCTGGGCTGGGGTGTCGCCCGTGCGGTTGAACCACGTCACGCGGATGGTCAGCGGAAGCGTGTACGTCGCACGCTCGGCAGCGATGTCGGTGTTGCTGCCGTCCTCCAGGCTGCCGAAGTCAATCGCGCCCTCGAACACCTCGACGTGGGCTGCGTTGCCCGCGACCTCAGCCAGCGGGTACTCGTAATAGTTCGCCGCAGCGGGGTCGATCATCGTGATCGCATCGGCGCGGTCGGTGTCGATCAGCCCCAGCTCGGTGCCGAGGTTGGCCTTGAGCAGCGCCACGGTGGAGCCGACTCCCAGTTCCGCTAGCTTTATCGCCATGCCGTCACCGTAGAAGCAGTCGTCCACGTACCAGTTGACCGAGTCGACGTAGAGCCCCGGCTGGTTCTGCGGCACAAGCTCGACGACGTCGGTATTGACTGCACCCGCATTGATCGAGACCGTGTAGTCGTAGACGTTCCAGCCGCTGGGCAGCGTGGACGCCAGAATGCTGTCGAGCTGGACCGCCGCCGCAGCGATGCCGTCCGGGTAGTGGCGGACCAGCAGCGAGAAGTTGACGTTGGTGCTGTCGGACTTGAGCCAGATGCGGAACGTGTAACTGGTGCCGACCACCAGACCCGTGCCGGTGTAGCCTCGGGCCTGCCCTGACTCGTTGCCGCCGCCGATCTCGTGGGCCGAACTAACCCGCAGCGCGTAGCCGCCGGCGCGTACCACGTCCTGCTGGTTCTCGACGTAGCCGGCATCGCCTGCGCTGGTCCAGAACGAGCCGTCGAGTGTGCCCGACTCGAGACCACGGTCGAGGAGTTGGTTGGCCACGTCACGCGACCCCCCTGTGGCGGGCCCATGCGTTCATGATCGTTTGCACGCGTGGCCACTTTGTCCTTCGCAGGTATCTCGAGATAATGTCGCGGTAGCCGGCGAACTGCTCGTCGGTGGTCTGGAGCGTGTCGCGCTCTGGCACGTTGGGGTTCTTGAGCGGCCCCTCAAGGTGGTAGGCCGGGGTGATGTGGCTCGTGCCCACATCAATCCTGGCCCGTGGCTTTGCGTTGTACCGCAGGACGTGACCGCTGCCCTTGGTGGTCAAGCTCTTACGAGTGGCGCCGCTGAAGGCCATGATCTTTCGACCAGGCTTTTTCTTCTTCTTCCGCTTGCGGTACTTCTCGCTCAACGGCTTCCATGGGCTACCACCCGACGCCCCCTCGGTGGCGAACAGCTTTCTCTCGTTCGCACGGAACCGCTTGTCAATGTCCAGGGCTATCGTCTTGACCTCTGCGAACTGGAGCTTCACGGCCTCATCCAGCGACTTCAGCCGGGGGTTGACCGTCGATGTCATCCGCACCTTCACTAGAACTCCGTGGCGCCCGTGAAAGTCAGCCCGTCTTCCTCACGGGGCGCGATGGCCTTGCTCGTGATCTCGCCGGTTGACTTGTGGGTCGCGGAACCAGATGCCGCTGCCGATTGGTAGACCTCCGCAGCGTTCTCCAGGGCCTCCTTGCGGCCCTCCCACATGGCGAACAACTCAGCCACCCGCTCCGACCTTGCGGGGCTTGTGCTGGCTCCTGCGGCTTGCAACACGTCCATCGCTGCGCCTATTGCGCTGTACTGCCGCAGGACGTAGCTGAGCGCCAGCCCCTTGTCGGTGCTGGTGTCCAGCGGTGCCGCGTAGCCGGAGGGGCCCACCGCATCGCTCGTGGTCATGACACCAACGAGCATCAGGTACAGTTCAGACGAGCGGTCCTCGGTGAACAGCAGCATCTGCGGTTCGGTAGGCACCGAGGTGGCATCGAAGTCAGGCTCGTACTGCGACCAGCGGACTACGTCGGCCTCGGCACAGTAGGCTTTGTCGGTCGTGGCCATGGGCTAGTCCTTGCGGCTGCGCCGGGTCTTCTTCTCTTTCTTCCTGGGCTGCTCCAGCGTCTCGGTGGCGTCGTCCAGCGTGGTCGTGACCACCTCGACCGCCGGGGCCGGTGTCTTGGCCAACTCATCCACGCAGCCGTGCCGCAGATACCAGTCCTGTGCTTCGGGTGACAGCGAGTCGGTGGGAACCGACTGCCCGGCGGCGATCACGAACTTACCGAAGCCAAGCTCGATGTCGGTCGTGTTCCTCATGTTGCTCTCGTGTGGGGCGGGGCTGTTACACCCCGCCCCGGTTAGGGCTAGGTGAAGGTGTGAAGGCAGCTATAGCGCCAGTCGCCGTAGCCGACGTTGTAGAAGCCGAACGTGCCGAAGGACACGTCCTTGGTTTCAAACTCGGAGTCGCCGCCCATGTTGTCTTCGAGCGTCACGGCATCAGCCACCTGGTAGATGAACGGCTTGCGGGCGCCGCTGGTCCAGCAGGTGAAGATCTCAGCCGTGGCGTCCGAGTACGGGTTGAGCACCGGCTTGAACACGCCCTTGAGGTCGTTGGCGATGGGGCCGGTGATCTGGTCGTTCTTGTACACCGACCTGGCTGCGGGCATGTGGCCGCCGGGGCAGAGCACTACGAACTCAGCATCCTCGGTCGGCACCGTAGGATCGCCGTCGCCATCGAGGAAGGTGTCGTAGGCCGCCCGGTGGACCTGGAGTGCCGTGTACATCTCCAGCACGGTCGCCGCCGCCGTGTCGCCGATGTTCGACGTCAAATCGTTGTCCTGCGCCGTCTGGTTACGCGCACCCGGATCAACGTGAAGGGCGCTGTAGAACACCTGGCCATCGTGGCCGGTGCCCGTGTCGCCCGTGTTCATCAGGTTGGCCATCAGCCGGTTCGGGTACGCCCTGGCCTTCTCGCCCATGCTCGACAGCATCGACTGGACCGCACCGAGGCGGCCGTACTTCCAGAGCTCGTAGCCGATGTCAACCGTGGACTCCCACTTGCTGTTGGTGATCGTGAAGTTGAAGGCGGGCACCGAGCGGTGCGTTCTGCTGCCTTCCATCTCACGCGGCCTCGGGGCATACGCGAGCCCGGGATAGGTTTCCTGGTCAGAGTCGGACTCGACACGCTGGAAGCAGCCAGCCATGATGTCGGGGGAAGTCTCGTAGGACTGCCAGAAGGAGGCTTGGGCGGTGTCGCGGACGAGTTGCTGGTCGGCAGTAAGCATGACCTAACCCCATCCGAGGACGTTGGCAACGCCGGAAGGCGTATGCAACATCACCCAGCCACGAGTCGTCTCTTCCGCATTGATCCCGATGCACTTGCCCACCAGGATGTCGCCGGCCACGATGGTGGCGTCGGCTGCCGACACGAGATCCGTCTCGTTGTCGGAGAGAGTTCCGGTCATGTCGACCACGACCGTCTGGCCCACGTCGGCCTCGGCTACGCCCGTGAAGGCGAGCGCGTGGATGCCGTCGACGTAGATCTCGACTAAGTCATCCTCAGCCGCCTCGACCTGCTTGGCGCAGATACCGAGGAAGGAATCGGTGGCGGCAGGTACGACCTGCGCCTTTCCGTTGGTCCCATCCGCGAACACGAGCGCACCAGCGAAGAAGGTGTCGGCGCCGATGGCCTTCACGCTGATCTTCGTAGGGGTGCCCAGGTGCGGGATGTGGACGTCTGCTTCTAAAGCAGCCATCTTGCTTGTTCTCCTCTACTTGCTTTCGCCGGCACGCAGATCGAGAAGCTGGTTCTCGTCTGTGATGCCCGCGTACTTGGGGTTGAGGCCGGCGCGGGACAGCCGGGCAGCGGTTTCCTTGGACACCGGAGCCGCGTTCTCGTCGGGCTGGTTGCCGGACTTGACGGCGGATTCCTTGACCGTGGGAAGCGCGGCCACAAACTGCTTCATGGCCTCGAGATTGGCGTAGCGCTTGCGGAACCAGACGACGGGATCTTCGTCCAGCCCCTCGAACAGCACAGCCGAGACGCCCCTGTCGATGGCGTCCTTGGCCAGCTTGGTGACGTCGTCGGCGAGACTGCGGGTCTGCTCGGCTTCGAGCTTGATCTCGGCGGCCTTGCGGGCCTCGTCGCTCTTGGCGAGTTCACTGTTGACGCGGGCCAACTCGTTCTCGCTGGCGCCCAGCTTGGCCCTGGCCTCGGACAACGACAGGTTCGCCGTGGCGAGATCCTTGCCCTTCTCCTCCAGCCGGGTCTGCAGGCCGGTGGTGTCCACCTTCGTGGCGTCCTGCGTTGCTCGCAGGGTCTTGACAGTCTCTTGCTCGGTCAGCAGGTCCGCCTCGAGGGCGGCGATTCTTTCGTCAGACATCGCTTCGGTCTCCTTCGCCGTGAGGCGGGTTAAATGGGTTGCCGTTTCGCTGGTCTCGACCTCACCGCTGGCAGCGATGCGGAAGTTGATGTCGGTTGCGGGGCGGTTGGTGAAGATTCCGCCGGTCAGCGCCCAGCCGCTCAGCGTTGCTGTCGCTGTCTTGAGGTCGTGCGCCATCTCCACCGAGAAGCCGCGCCAGCCGCCCTGCGCCACCTGGTCGAACAGCGCGGGGGTCAGGTCAAGCTGCCCGTACAGGGCATCACCGCGCACCGACACCGCATTGACGAAGCCCAGCGAGAAGCCGCCCCTGTCGCCGTCGCCGTCATGCGGTGAGACACCGATGGGCACCGGGCCGGGGAAGCTGCCGAAGTTGGCGACAATCTCGTGCAGCACCTCGTGGGTGACCTGCACCTTGCCGCCGCCGCCTGCGGTGAACTTCCCGTCGATCTCGGCCACCGGCAGCAGCGGGATCTCCACGATGCCGCCGCCGTTGGGGTGGCGGCTGAGGATGACGACGTCTACCGGTTCGCTGAAGGCTGCTCTTTCCATCTCCGCTCCAAAAACGCAAAAAGCCCACCCCGTTCCCCCTTGGCCAAGGGAAGGGGAGGGCTCTTTGCAATGCCGCCGAAGGGATCAGCGTCGGCGGCTAAGTGTTGGTGTCGTTTACCTAGTCGCCGTACTCCTCACGCACATGCGATAGATGCTTCGGGTACCAGTAGCTCCCGCACACCGAATACTGAAACGGGCACGTGCCTGACGGTCTTGCGTCTCGGATTACCGGTTCAGTCCTGGGCGCACGGGCGTCTTCTTGCTCTTGCACCCAAGCAGAGAACAGAAAGTCACCCACGCTGTCATACGTCCCACGGGGTGCGCCCGGGGGGGACCATTTCGCGGTTTCCTCAACTGTCCCGTACCGGTGCATACTCACCTCGCCGTCAGCGTGATGACGGCGCAACTCATACCCGTCGTTGCCGAGAAGTCGAGTTGCACGGTGCCGTCCGTTTGGTTGTACACACCGGCAGGAAACGGGCCGATGTCGCGCTCGGTCCCGGCCACGATGTTGATCGCCACGTCGGTCAGCGACAGCCCATCCCTGGTTTCGTTGGACACCGGCGTTACCGTGTGGTCGCTGCCGTCGGTGTTCTTGACTCGAATGAACGTGCGCTGGCTCACGCTGTTGGTGAACTCCTGGTTGTCGGCCGTGACACTGGTGAACGACACCGCCACCCCGGCTGCTACCACCGCCTGCGCTGCTACTGCTACTCGGGCCATCTCAGCCTCGAATGATTGGCGACACTCTCGTCGCCGGTCGTACCCGCTGGGCCTGCTGTTCCATGCCCTGCGCGGTGACGAACATCAGGATGGCCAGGGCATCGGCCACGTCGGCCAGCTTGACGCAGCACTTGGGCGACTCGTCCTTGGCCGCTTTGGCCAGGGCTGCGCCACGCTGGCGTAGTAGGGTCACCACCTGGTCGGGGTTGCGGAAGTCGACGGTTTTGTTGTTGGTAGTCATACCGCACCCGCATATGGCATCGCCATCGGATTCACACTCATGCCACCCGTGTATTCCGCAAAAGGACACAAGCCCCACTCGTTATCCTGTAAGGACTTCACATTGCGGACGTAAAGTTCTTGTGGCGGGCCAAAAGAGTTCTTGGTGGGGGCCGAGTAATCTCTTCCTGGGTTTTTATGCGCCTCTATTCCCGCATCTACAACCCAGCAACTAGCCGCCCCGGTCGACCTCGCAACTAATACATCCCAGTGGTCCCACAAAAACCTATCACGAGCCTTGAACTGCGCGAAGTAACGATGCCGAACAACAGCCATCCCGGATCGACCACAAGGCTCAACCGTGCTTATTCCTGTCACGCTGCACCCCCCGGCCCGATGGCCACATAGAACCCACGACAGTTGTCGCCGCCGTCACAGAACGCAGGCGGCATGTACCTGTCGAAGTCAGGACTGCCCACCTCGATCACGATGCCGTCCAACTGGGAGCAGGTGGTGCAGGTGTTGTTATCCAGGATCTCCGACCGCACCACGGCCTCAACGCCCGCCTCGGTGCTGGCTGTCTGGATCTCCGCTGCCCTGCCCTGGTTGTAGGACACCCCCGACGACTGCCGCGCCAACGCCTCCTCGGGCTTGCCGCTGAGGTTGCCCATGAATACTTCCATCTCGGCGCTGAGCTCGGCTGCGCTGAGGTTCTGCCGGTCCAGCCGGGTCCACTCGCCCAGGAACTCGCCCAGCATGCGGTCCCACATGGCGCCCACGTCGAGGCTGGCCGTTACTTCAACGGCTTCCTCGAATGCGACGACATGACGTTCTAACGGCATAGCGTTACCAGATCAGCGTGGCGTACACGGTGTAATTCATAGACTTCGTGGTGCCGCCCACCGTGGCGGTGAACTGCCAGAACGGCGGGAGGAGCATGTCAAACTTGGTCACAGGCTTGTACTCATCGGCCGCCGTGCCCACCTCGAGTGTGCTAGGAACAACCACGTAGGACGCGGCCTCGCTGTCGCCACCCGGCAACACCAGCGTCTCGGCTGCGTTCGAAGAGGTAACCTGGGTGAAGTCGTGCAGTTTCAGGTCGCCGCTACCTGCGGCATCCCAGGCGACGTTCATGTCCAGGTCCAACGTCTCATCGGTGGCCAAGTTCTCGGGCACCAGCCGCAGGGTGGCCTGCTTGATTGCGATGCTTTCCTGGTTGGCCTCGACCGAGACACGGTCGAACAGCGACTTGATGTCCACCCAGCCCGATGCCGTTGGACCGGCGGCTACCAGCGTGGGACTTGCGTAAATCGTTCCAATCCAGCTAGCCATCGGTAGCCTCCTGCCGTTCCAGTTCTTCGGTTACGTGTTGCATGCCCTTCTGCCCCACCCCACGCAGCACCCGCTTGACCGCTGCCCTGGACTTGCGGGCCTGCTTGAACGCAGAGCGGCGCTGGCTGTCCATGTTGCGCTTGGTGATCTTGCCCTCGGCGAGGCGGTTCATGAGATCAGCCACCATGGCTACTCTCGTTTCCCGCAGCACCAGCAGGATGTCCCGCTCCCCCACCCTGAAGCTGTCCGAGATGGCGGCGAGGTTGCAGACTCGAGACTCCAACACAGTCGGGAAACCTACCCCCCTTGCGGGGGCTGCCCTCCTGCGCCGGCTGGAGCAGCGCCTTGATGCGTTCGCGCAGTTCGTCCTTGGCCGCAAGTGCCGCCGCCGCCTGGTCCTTGTCGGGTTCGGTTCCAGGAGGAGGTGAGTCGCCCGGTTCGTCAGCATTCCCATCGCCGAGGGGGTTGGCGTTGGGTAAACCCGGCGGCAGCGGCTCTATTTCATAGGCGTCGTCGGAGAGGTTCAGCCCGAGCGTGCCCTCGCAGATCTGGCGGCGGGCGTCCTCATGCTTGGGGATAATCCCAGCCTTCCACGCTTCCAGCGTTTCCTTGAAGTCCTCGTAGGGGTCAATCTTGCTGCAGGCCAGTTGCGGGTAGGCATTGACGGTGAAGTTGCGGTTGACCAGCTCCTCGACCACGCCGGTCAGGTTGGCCACGCCGTGGTTCTCCCACTCGCCGACGATCTCACCGATGGCCTGGGTCAGCTTGATCTCGCCCTTGCCCTTGGACTCACCCAGCGCACGGCTGCCACCGCCGCCCGTCTCACCCAGCATGGCGCTCGAGTCGCGGCCACCCTGGTGGATCTCTTTGTTCTCGCCGTCGATGAGCGGGCGCATGCGGTCGACCTCGGAGTGCTCGGCCCCGGCGTACTCCACCTCCACCTTGGAGTCGTCGCTGCCCTTGGGGAACATGGCGAACCCCTCGGCCGGCGACTCACCACGGGATGCCATGGCGATCTGCTTGACCTTCGCAATATCGGCAGCCGACATCGAGTCCGGGTAGTGGACGATCGGCATGGGTGCGCCGACCTTCTGGGCCCATACTGCGCTCTGCCGCAGCAGCATTTCCTTCCGCAGACATGCGCCGTACATCGCACGCACGAAGCTGCGGCCCTCGAACCGGGCGCCCTTGATATCCCACACGTACAGCTTCAGCCGTTCGGCCTCGATGCGTTCGTCGTAGATGAAGTTTTCCTGCGGCGTGGTGAGCTTGCGGTTGACGGCGAGGATATTGTCCTGGTCGTCAATCTCCCAGGGTGTCGTGCCGTCGATGGTGGTCGGCTCGATCCACTGCAGCCGGTCGTAGACCACCTGGGTGCCCACGCGCTTCCAGGAGCTTACGAACAGCGCGAAGCCGTCGAGCAGCATGGACAGGATCTCGGGTAACCGCTGGGCCTTCCAGCTCGTCTGGAGCCAGTAGTCGCGGCCGAACTTATCGCTGGGCTGGCGCAGCAGGTTGGCTGCCACGAACTCGGCCACCTCGATGTCCTTGGGCTTATCGCTGGCCGGGGTGACTTCCCACTCTGCGGTGAGCAGCGGCAGGGCCTTGTCGATCAGCACACCCTTGACGTGCGGATCGGATTCCATCTTGTCAAAGATCTTGTACTTGTCGGCCCCGTGCAGCACCCGGTTGGGGTCGTACTGGAACTCGCCGTAGCCCAGCTTGGCACCGGATGCGATCTGGCCGCCCAGCCCGGGGAACTTCTTGCGCGTCTCCTGGAGGTGGACGATCTGCGCCATGAGTTCCCGCTTGCTCGGGCCGCGCCAGTCTTTGTAGCGTTGGGCTAGACTAGACATCAGAACCCCACATTCAGCATCGAATCACCCATCAGCGCATCGCCTGCGCCACCCACCGCCACCACCGACATGCGCTGCACCGGGAACAGCTCGGCCATGCGGTAACCCTCGGCATCGCTGAAGTGGGTCAGGCTGCGGTCCCTGGTCTTGTCGATGTCGCGGGTGCCGGTCTTGTAGCTGACCCGCGCCAGGTCGCGCACGAGCCCCGTGCAGCGGGAGTGCACCCGATACCTGACCTTGCCGCTGGCGCTCAGCAGCATGGCGTTGAAGGCGTTCACGCGGTCGTTGACGGCCGGATTGCTGCGCGGCACCCGTAGCTGCAGCGAGTGGTAGTGCTTGCCCAGCAACTCGCGGATGATCTGGTAGTCGGTCTGGCTGGCGGATGTCTTGCGTGCGGTGCCGCTGGCGTCACCGAAGACCACCACCTGCTGCCTGGTGTCGGGGTAGCGGCGGATGAATTCCTTGCACGCGGCTGCCGTGGTGGCGCCGCCGGGGATGGCGATCTCGTCCACCGCCCAGGCTTCATTGCCGTGGCTGGTGCCGATGAGCCACGCCATCGGGTCGACGTTGAAGTCCACCGACAGGTGCAGCGGGTGGGTGCGGTCGAGTTGTAGCGTGTCGTCCAGGTGGATGTCCCTGTCGAATTGGTATACGGGCAGCCGGTTGTAGTCCACCCATTCGGCGTTGTACGTGCTGCGGAACTGCGGGTCGCTCATGCGGTCCTGCTCCTGGGCCAGGAACTGCAGGTAGATCCCGCGCTGACAGGTGGGACCGTGCTCGTAGGCGGTGTCGAGTTCCATTCCGGTGGTTGGGCAACTGCACGCATGCGCCCTGGCACGGTCCCGCCATGTCCAGCGTCGAGATGCAAACCCCGGCTTACCCGCCTCGGCGTCGTTCCACAGATCCTCGGCCGGGCCACCAATGTCGCCCACGTTGCCCAGGTAGCGGAACCAGCCATAGCCCAGGCTGACCGTCTCGGCGCGGCGGGTGGAGATGGCTGCGTAGGCGCCGTCGTTCATGCGGCCGAACTCATCGACCACGCCGCCCAGGACAGTCGGGCCCCACAGCCCATCGGGCCGTTCCCATGAGCGGCCCTCGAGCAGTGCGCCGTTGATGAGCTTGGCCGACAGCGGCGGAGTGGTGGTGGCCTCGGCTAGCACGCCTGCGCTCCTGGCCATGTCGCACAGCCCACCGAAGCCGTGACGGGACTGGGCATACGTCGGAGCCACCCACCACCAGGGCCGGATGTCCTGGCCGTGGACCCACGCCTGGGCCAGCAGCCAGCATTGGCCGGCGAGTGTCTTGCCGAGTTGCGGGGCGGAAACGGTGACGTCATCTCGAGCCCTGCTAGTTAGGACGGGGATCTGGTAGGGCCGGAGTTGGGGTAGCAACAGCGTAGCCACCCGGGAGTTCGACTTGGTGGACGACTGCGTGGTCGACGCTGCCGCTGATCGCGACCGCTTGCGCTGGCTTGCCGTGGATTTGCTGGTAGAGCTGGAACCAGAACGCGGGGCTTTCTTTCGCGAGCTTGAGCGCGTTTTTGATGCACTTCGGGTCGTTGACGATTTCACGGATGGCTTTGGTCGACGCGCTGATTGGCCGTCCTGATCCCGGCCTTGCGCCGCCGTGGCCATTCACTTGGATTTTCCGTAGGTTTCCAAGGCATCCACCCACAAAGCAAAAGCCGCCCGCAACCCCCTGTACAGGTTGGGACGGCTTCGAGTGCGAGTAGCTAGTTCGCGCTTAATACTTAGTCTGTGTGTCGGGGTGGCGTCAAGAAATAGACGATTTTGAGGGTATGATATTCAGCAGCGACTCAACCCCGAACCGGGCAGCATAGATCCAGTACACGCGAACCCGTGCCTGCTCTGCTGTGGTGTCGAGGTTCTCGTGGTTGCGGTAGTTCCCGATTCCCTTCTTGCACCGATCGCACACCGGCGGGCTGCCCTTGTAGGGCGTCCGCGCATCCCCCGCGCAGATGATGCAAACACTCACCAGCCGCTCGGGCCGTGGTAGGGCGGCTTGTATGGGATGTGCGAGGTGTTGCGGTGCGGCCGGCGGGGAATCGGCTTCTTAGCCTCCCGCTTCACGAACTTCACGTCGTAGCCCAGCACGTCCATGTACCGGAAGAACCGGGCGGCGTTCTGCAGCCCCCTGCCCTTCTCGAAGTTCGCCACCGTGCTGGCGTTGCCGCCGGTCAGTTCACCCAGCACCCGCTGGGACATCCCCTCGGCCTTTCGCGCCAGCTTCAGCCGCTCGGCCAGGTCGTGGTGGGTGATTGCCTCGCCGTCGATTTTCAGGCTGCCGCCGCTGCTCATTCGGTGGTCTCCCTATAGCGGCAAATCAGCGTCGAGCGGCTGGGTGGTGTGGTTGAAGCCCTCGCAGATCCTGCGCCGGCGCAGTTGACACTGGATGCTCTCGCATCGATAGCCGCAGGTGGCGTCGTACCCGAGCCGACACCTACGGGCAGTGATGAACCAGCCGGTGTCGTGGCATTCTGGGCACACGAACGTCGGCGCCCCCTCCAGTTTTTCACGATCGGCGATGATTGCCCCGATGCGGTCAAGGGCTGCTTTCTGGTTGTTTGCTACCTGCTGCATGGATACTCCTCGCCAGGGCATCTGGCAGATCGTCACTGTCGTGCCTGAGCCACCGGCACAGGTGCTTGAACGGCTGTGGATCGCGGCCCCCCTCTGCGACCTTGACCTTCTCCTGGTACTGAGCCCGGTAGACCCTGAGCAGGCTGTCCTCGTTGCCCTCGTGGCCCAGGTCGTTCCATGCGAGGGCTGCGTCGGGTTTCGATCCCCGTGGCCCGAACCGTGTGCGGGTGCTTTTCCAGAAGGTCTCGAAGCCAGGGAGGTACTCCACCTGGGCCGACTTGAGGCCCGTTCGACGGGTCGAAATCGGCTTCTTGTCTCCTCTCTTCTTATCTCCTCTTCTCTGAGTCGTTTTCGGAATCAAGAAACCGCGCAATATCAACACATCCAGGGATCTACGGAAGTGCTTAGTCGGGGCTACGCTAAGGCTCAGTCGTGCCTCAGTCGGGTCTCTGGGTAGGCTCAGTCCGGTCACAGCCCTGTATGCCCAGATTCCATGCAGCATCCCCCTCTGGGACAGCGACAGGCTCTTGTACTTGGCGAGGACGAGGATTGAGTTCCAGACCTTGTGCCACTTGTCCGTGGTGCCGGTCTGGTGGTCGGCCCAGTCTTTGGGCTCGAGGTAGGGGTAGCGGTCGGGCGGGTACTTCGCCAGATCCATCCATAATCCTCCGCAAGAGGGCCATCGGGGCGGGACGGCTTGCGGTCCGCCCCATCCCCTCCGGCCAGGACGGGGTCAGTATACCACGCCCTCGACGGTCTCGAACCCACCAGCCATCTCCAGGCCCAGGTCGAACCCACCGATGCCAGCAAACCATGAGCCCACGATTATCACTTCTCCACCACCTCCTCCAACAAATCCAAATAATCCCCCAGCCGCAAACAAACCAGCCACTCCCGCTTGTCCGCCCGCAGCCCCACCACGCTAGCCCCGTCCAGCCATGCGTAGAGCGAACGGAAGCCGTTCTCCCGCCGCTTGACCTCCCAGATCATCTCGTCGTCGGCCGGCCCCACCACCAGGTCCCCCGGCAGCCCCGGCGCCGCACCGCTCAGCGGCACGCGCCTGGCGGGTATGCCCCTGGCCTTGATGCGGTCGCGCAGCTCGTACTCACCCTTGGTGCCCTTGCGCTTGGATGGGTGGGGCACGCTACTTCGCCACGTAGAAGTCGAACGATTCCGTCCCGCTCACCAGCGGCGAGTTCCTGACGAGTCGGTAGCCCCGGGGCCTCTCGCCGCCGAGCCGCACGATCACCACGCGGACCTTCCGTAGCGGCTTGTTGGGGTTGCCGTCCGCCCACATCGTCGGGACGTGCCCGGTCCAGCCCACGCGGTGGTTGTTGGACCCCTCGGGGAACTCCACGTCGGCCCAGGGGCCTG